AACAACCATTAACAAATGACGCGCATGAAACCCCTGAAACGTATCTGGATTCTCCTTCTTCGCAACCCTCGGAACCGCAAAGTTAATGTCCTCCATTCCAGCTAACGTCAATCTCTCCGCAGTCCAAATGTACGGACAAACAGCTTGCCACTCTGGCCTAACCGCATTACACCACCGCTTTAAGTCAGACCACAACACGTCCTTAAGCTGATTGTCCGAACCAGCAGTACACGGAATCTTAACGCCAATATATACCCTCAACCACCATAAAATGATCCAGCACAATAACGTCGATTTTCCAGTTGAGTGACCACTGCGAATTGCCACCCGCTTGTTAGTGTTAATCTTCTTTAATGCGTCTAATTGCCACGGCTCAATAAACTCAACCCCAAGTACGTCCCTAACAAATACCTCAGGATGCAATCGCCATAAAGAAATTAACTTCTGAAAATCAGAAGCATCCAAATTGCCATGTGTGTCCACGCTATTGGTCAATTATAGAGCCAATCTTTACAACGTCATCCATAGCCTCTAACGCCTGACGAACCGCAGAACCAGTAGGAGCCATAAGATTGTTCACCACAACCCCATTGCCCTTAGCTTCCTTGGTGTAATGCTTGTCGTAATCCTTGTCACGCTCTTGAACCCATCGTAAATGATTAATGTCCTCAGCACTAAACTTACGATTAGCATCTGCAATTTGTATTTTAATAATAAGATTGCAGCATATAAACGCCTGCCGAAAATCAAAAGAATCCTCTTTCCATTGCGAAAAAACTTCCTCCGATACCAAACACACCGAACAAGCCTCACTGATAGACATGCCGCGCAAAAACGCACACAAAACCATGCCCTGGTCAAATTCTAATATATCGTCCGATGTTAAAATCTTGTCCATCTCCATTTCAGTCGCCCCGTTTTTTAAGACGCACCTGCGAGCAAAAGATTTCCATGCCTCAGGACTCGCGCCCTCGTGAAATTCTTTTGGTAAATAATTTTTTTCCATAAAAATTTTTTTTTGGCGTGGGGTTTTTTCTGAAATTTTTTTTTGGAGTTTTTTTGACGTTCGACGGATGAGTTGTCCGCTACGCTACACTACACTGGAGTTCCATCTGTGTTTCGGGCATAGGGGGGGGCAAAAACCGTGGTAATCACCCCCGCCGTATGCTTAACACATGCCCTTGCCTTTGCCTTTGCCTTTCATTGAAGTATTGGCTTTGGTTGGCATTGGCGTACCGTTGTTTGGGATACCAGCCGTTTTCTTGGTGGTTTTTACAGTCTTTTTCATGGGTCATGATCCTATGATTGTGATGACGCCATTGTTGGCGTTAATCAATAGTTAGCATATTTATGCTAGCAATTCAACAGCGACAAAAAAGCACAATCGCACACTTTTTCTATTGACAACGTGTTCAATTGTGTTAAAGTAAGAATATCAGCACCAAGGCTGATAACAACAATCGGAGAATACACCATGACCAACCAATTCGCCCACAAGCAAAGCTGGCCAGCAGCTAAGGCCAGGATCATCGACAACCTATCAGAATTGCAGGCCATGCTAAGGCAACATATTGCCAACGGCTTTGATGGTGGCCAGGCCGCTGATACGTTAGCCGCGATGGCCAACGTCAATCGTTTAACAACACCAGCCAACCAATAGGGGGGTGCCATGAAAAAACCAATTCCTTGCTTTAAGGCATCAATGCCATTGCTTATAGCAGGCGATAAAATCATTAAACGGGTATCCCGCGCCGTTTGGGATGCACTACCAGCAGAAGATGCCGATTGGTATCGTGATCGTCGTTACGTCAAAAACGCCAAAGGGCATGAGGTGTTGCGCGGTTTTAACGTGTATCAGAAGGTCGAACCCGTGCCGCCTTACCCTAACCCCGCCATAAAAGCCTTACGCGCCAAGCTAAAGCGTCAACGTGTAAACGCGGTGGAATGGGTGGAGCAACGCGATGGGGTGGCGTTCCTTTGTTTCAGCACTAACCAATAGGGGGACATTATGACCAATAACTTTAATCTCGCCGATGCAATCGCCAACATCATCCGATACAAACTCGATCCTTTAGACTTGGACAGCAGCCTAACCGATAGCGAGATTGTGGCTATTCAACACCTAAACGCCGCTTACGGGGCGCTAATGGCTAACGATTAACCCATTGCCCAGCTGGAGGTGGCATAAAACACCAGCAGATGGCAGCCGTTAATTCTCTTGCGGGCAGGCTATCACTAGGGGGGGCTTAGGCTCCCCCTTTTTATTGCCATCATAATAACTATCAATAGTTGCACAGCCAAAATAGCAAAAACAGCAAGAAACATGTTTAGTTGAAAAGTCGATGTGGCCTCACAGCGAAATTGGCAACAGAAAAATATAGCTTTTTTTTCAAAAACGCCAAAAACACACCATAACAATTTATCAGATAATCAATTTATTGGCACAACCAATAGTATGACTATGGTTAACAAGATATTCCCTTTGGCTTTTTCGATTCCCCGCCAGCCGCCCCAATTTCGCCAAGTCACCCCCTCGATTGATTCTAAAATGCCCCTTAATCGCATTTTAAGCCCCATAGAATGTTGGATAACTTTCCCAATGACCAATCACGGCTTTGAACGCCAAAATCGCTGTACGGCCTATTTTTTCATAACCAATAAGTTTCATACGTTTTTCCTATCCAGATAATACCTTTGTAACCACGTTTAGCAGCCAATTTTACCACAATCCTGCTACATCCCAAAATCCCTCTCTAACCCTTGATACTACTACTATTATACCATTATATATATATTATTTTTTATTATATTTTTCAGTAAATTCTTCTCACTTCGTAGCAGCTTTTTTCAATTATCATTATTATGGTTGAAATATCAATTTTACATACAATTCTTAAAATTTTATTACAATTTATCTTTTTATGTTTTACTATAAACAGGGTTTTCTGCTACGAGGCGATTGATTCCTCTGTGAGCCTTTAGCAGCGCGGGTTTCAGCAAATTATTTATTTTGCTAACAACCTGCTACAATCTGCTACACTTCTACTCAAGCTCAAACCTATAAATAACCACTTCCTTACCGTTACTTTTGCTTTTCAATGTTTGGGCTACAATATAACCATTTTTTATCAAATCCTTTAGAATTTCTTCCCTTTCACGCGCAATTAAATTTCTAAAGTTGTATGGTGCAAACAAGCTCAAATCACGCCTTGCAAAGCCGTTAGAATATTTCTCTTTATCACAATTATCCCGCATCCATTCTAACAATCTTGATGTTATTCTCGCGGAATCGGATTGTCCGATATTCTTTTTAATTATCTTGCACATGCTTTCTGTAATTTTTAAGGATAATTCTGTCGCCCAAAGCATTACAGACTCATCTATTGTATATGATGGTGTGGCTGTGAGTGCCAGTTTTACTGCCATTTCAGCCGTTCTATTATAGATTGGATACAGCTCTGAACCTTCCTTTAATAGCTGGTTAGCTGTTGCCCTACAATCACGCCTAAACTGGTCTATTACCAGTTGCGCCCTTGCATCATAAACAGCACGCTGAGGATTGATGGTATTAGGCAAAGCGGTCTTAGAGTCGCTACAGTTAAGGCTTTGGCCTAACCACCATTCAAGCTCCCGATGTATCGATAATGGTAGGTTATCGTGTGGATTAACCGATGGCACGCTGTCTAATGGCAATTCGACTTCATCCAAATCAAAAATAAGCCACCTGGCGAAAAATCCATCTGTCACTTCCTCAATATGCACTGATTCATAAAAACGGTCTGGCACTGTTGTTGCGTGGATATTCAAGCAAGGCTGTTCAATATCTGTTTTGGGTGCCTTGGTATTATCGGCATAGCTCGACCCGCGATAGGTTCCCCCCGCGCTGTTGTACAGTTCAATTAAAAAGTCTGCCATGTTGGCCGTGCTGGATTGAACCCCTTTTGTGCGAGAGTATAAGCGGCCGAATTCATCACAAAGCCAAATGCCCCTGCCGTGAGAATTGCGAAGCATTTGCACAATTCCCTGCCCGCTGGCGATACGGTCTGGCAGTATAACGTCATCCGCACGCAACTGGCCTAAGATACGTTTTGCCATGATTCTGGAATGATCCTTACCGCGGCCAGACAAGGCCACGCTAACGACCATAAAATTCGTTCTAAGCACACCGTCTGGGCTGGCAATTCGATGCGCCTTGATGGAACCAACAACAGATAAGGCGGCAGCGAAACTTAAATGCGGGCTTGGATACAAAGCTGTCGCGTCAATATAACGCGTTAACTCGCCTAGCACGCCTGGGGCGTTGGTCAATAATTCTGATGGTACAGCATGGGTTATCCGCTTAAATAGCTTTGTTGGCTTAGCCGTTTGGGATACCACTGGCAACTGATAACCATTTTCCTTGGCCAACTGCACCAGGCTACCCATCGTCACAACATTGGATTTGTCGGCATTAAAACTGTTGAAGTGAGTTATCAATTTGTCTTTGCCTGGGTACTTAGTGCCAGCCTGGCTCCACGTATCCCAAAGCTCTAAACCTTTATCTGAACCATAGCGATGGTGCAACGCCATGCCAACGCGAATCCAATCCTCGTAGCCAATATCCGATGGGATACTTGGCAACAATTCGTGCGCATCGTAAATGCCGTCAAAATCGCTTGAGTTTATATCGCTGGAACCATTCAGACTGGCTGCTGGTTTCATGCCGTACAGCGCTTTTATGGCCGCTATGGTATTCTCTGGAAATTCTGGCAGGTCTTTAGCTTCCAGCAGGTCAAGAGGATGTTCACCAGTCCAGCGATATTCTAATTTTGTTTTTGGATGAATAGATGGCGGCAAAACGGTAAAGCGGCCAGACGACAAAAGCTGGATCTCGGCCTCTCTAATGCCTGGCTCACGAAAGTCAAAATTGTGCTGGCCAGTCCAACGATAAAACCTAGTTTCACCTTTATGGCCAACCTTAATGCAGGGTGTGTCTGGCATCAAAAGTTTGGCTTGTTTGACCAGCTTGCTATCGCTGTCAATATCTATAGCAATCACACCGCTGATTTCACCACAAACAAGACCAATACCAGCTAAGGGCATCCTACCCCATTGCGCTATCTCACCCGCTGTTGGGCGGCGCACTTGGTAATCCTTCCACTCCATATTGCGCCATTTTTCTTTATATATGTGGCCTGGCGTTTTGCTCATTGGCGTTAATGGAATAACGGAATAATCAAGCGCGGCTAAACGAGAGCCAAGTTGCGCGAACGGGGATGACGAAGCCATTGCTGTCACCTTTCATAGGTAGATGTTTTTGTGAAATTGAAGCTATTGCTTGGCGGTGAGGTAGCCTTTATCTATAAGGAACCTGGCGACGTGATCCACATGATAAAGTTTACGCTTCACCAAGGTTGATGCTTGGGGAACATTGCCGTTAAGCTGCATCCGCCTAAATGCCGATTGATTAAAATCAGGCGAAATTATTTTTTGAAAAACCTTAACTACGGCGCGCCGCGTCAATAATTTTTTCTCTGGAAACAGCTTATCTATCTGGCATAATACCTGCTCAAAATTTTCATCCATCGGTAACTCCTAAATTAAAAAAAATTAGTCAAACGTGTTGACACCCCTAAGTTTATGTGCAAAGGTATTCATATGTCAACAACCAAGTTCAAAGGAGAACACAATGACCACTAACTTAGAAGCCCACGTTAAGCACCTGGTGCAAAACTGGGTTGACGCAAAAAAGGCGGAGAAGATTGCAAATGAGTTAAGGCTCTTAGCCGAGGCGGAATTGTTATCTGCTTTGAACGGTGACCTTAAGCCAACTGGCGTTACCAGCTTTGACGTAAATGGTCAGTACAAGTTAAAAATCACTCGCAAGATGACTGAAAGCTGGGATCAATCGGTGTTGGCCAAATTGCGCGACGAATTGGAAGTTTGGCCGTTTGCAATCGAATGGAAGCTGGAGCGGGATAGGTTCACTGTTATGGAGCGTGATTACCCATCGGAGTTTAAGCGGTTGCGGACTGCTTTGACTGTTAAGGAAGCCAAGCCATCATTTGTTGTTGAGGAGAAGTAGATATGGGGAAGATGCCAGGCGGAGGGTGCAAGCAAAGTGAGCGGGAGGTGCAGGAAGCTAAAAAGCGGCAAATTTTGCAATCTTTAGAAAGTTTAAAAATTAAAGAAGCTGCTTTTTTGGCGCAATTAAATGATTGTAAAGGAACAACAAATAAGGAGAAAGCCGATGTGTAACGAAAGCAAACCGCATAATAATCTTTTGGTGGTGATGATTATTATTTTACTACTTTTAGAATCAACACAGGTGTTATTTTCCGAATATGCAAAGCAATCTGACAAAAACGGATACAATGCTTGCCGACAATTTATCATAGGAGGGAGCAGATGACTGAACAATCAAACCGCGCGTGGATGAGGAGGTGTTGGGGCAATCAGACGCAGCATTTTCTTATTATTGACCGCAAAGCACATCCAATTTCAGGTTTAAGTGAACTAGCGGATCTGGATATTCAGAACGCATACATTCCTGCGCACGGCACTCCGCTAGTGCCAACCGCCGACCAAAAACGAAGCTCGGATTGGAAGCGCATACAGCGTGAGAAACAGGAATCCAAACGCAAGGCCAGGTGGCGCGTGTTTTGGAATTGTTTGCTAGCGGTTCCAGGTTGCGCTGTGTCCTTGTATGTACTGCTCAAACTTGTAGAATGGATTATCCGATGAAAAACTTATTTAAGCAATTTTTGTTGCGCCTATTGCCTGGCCTTATCCTGGGCGTGGTGTTTATCGGAGGAATCGCCGCCATTCCTGATAGCAAGGTCAAGCGGGCGCAGGATAGCTGGCACATCTTGGACTATCCAGCCGAGAATGAAGATTACTACCCACCACAAGATTTTTAGATATGAACCCATTATTAGCTAGCTGGCATGAACTTAATATTTTAAAGGATTTTGTGAATAAAGCAGTGGAAAAGGCACGAAAAGACAATCATGTCAAAAACCACGCAGAATCGCACGTCAGTTTATGGATTAGAGAAGATCAAATAAATAATGATGATAGGCTTGGTGGAATTGTGAAGGCTATGAAACTTTTTGATTGGATATTGTGCTGTAAAATAAATGGCGGAACATTTGGAATTTTCAATGAGGAGTTGCCAAGTTATGTTTATACTCACCATGATTATCCCCATTTCGGGGCGGTAGTTTTGAAGGCAGAAGGAAGTAAATGCGCCAGGTGCTATAAAATATCAACGCAAGTAGGAACGCATGTTGATTGTTTGGATGTTTGCACCAGATGCGTTGAGGTTTTGCGTAAGCATTGCCCAGAATTTTTAACCGTAACCACTGAAGGAGTTACAAATGACCATTAACCTTAAAGAGCTTAAGCCGATTAAGAAGTACGATCCGCCAAAGGTCGTCATTTATGGCACAAGCGGTATTGGCAAGACCACGCTTGCCTGCCAGTTTCCTAGCCCTATCGTTATGGATGTTGAAGGCGGGTTAGACGGTATTGAGGTAGCTCGTGTTGCTGTAAAAACCTATGCCGAAATGCTTAAACTAATTCGTGAATTGGTCACGCAGGACCATGACTTTCAGACTCTTGTTATTGACAGTATCGACTGGGCAGAATCCCTTGTTCACACGGAAACATCAATCGTTTATGGAAAAGAGGATTCTAGCAACAAGCGGTACAACAACATTGAGGATATTCCTTATGGCAAGGGATATTTGCGCGCGGAATCTATCTGGGATGAGTTCTTGGGGGCATTAAGCTATCTTCGTGAAAAGAAGAAAATGGCCATTGTTTTGGTAGCGCACTCAAGACTTGAGAAGTTCAGCGACCCGTCAACCGCAACCTATGATAGGTATACTTTAGACTTGCATAGCAGGGCGGCCAGCAGGGTTAATGAATGGGCGGATGCGGTACTATTTGCCAACAGGCAGGTGTACATTA